GCACAATCCAAACAGGCGTGCCGTTTGGAATTGCCACCGGCAGGAAGCCTGTTGGAATCAGTCCGTAGGTCACGCCGTAGGAAACGTAGATGCCGTTGCCCAGCTCGCTCACGGAGAGCGCTGCGCCGCTCAGTGCGTTGGTTTTGGCAACGACTGCGTAAGGAGCTGCACCGCCTACCCACGCCTCCTCCCACTGGTAGAGGTATCGATGCACAGTGGTGGCAATCAGCGCGCTCGAAACGATCTTCGCAAGCATGCCGGTATTGGTCGGGTGTGGCTCGAACGAAGCATCAGCGCGCGCGAGCGCGTCCTTCGATCGTCGCATTGAATCAGCGAGGTACGACATCAGTAGTACGTCCCCAACTCCGCAACACGTCGGATTACTTGACCTTCAACGCCTGCAGGCCAGATGCTGTTGAAAGTGACCGCCGTGCGGTTTGGGCGCTTCCAGTACACATTGAGAAGTTGCCCACCTGGAGCGCGCTTCGGCTTGCCATCAATGTCAAGGTCTGGCACTTGCGTATGTTCGTACCACTCATCAAACGAGTACTCCATATTCAGCTCGTAGTACTCGGCGCTGATGTGGTTGATCGAAGCGCCTTCGCAGACGAGTGTCTGCGCCGTGAACCCGAGGAAGGTATCGGAGTTCCTTCGGCCAACGTACGCCATGGCTGCGGTGTTCGCGCTGAGTAGCGTCTGCCCATCCGTGTCAATCAGCATACGGAGCCGCACCTGTGACTGCGACACATGCACCGGCATTCCTTTATCCCCACTTGAAAGTTCCGAGCCGCCGATTTCGGCGCTGATGTCGAGCGTTGCCGGTGGTACGACAGTCCATCCACGTCGATAGGTCTGCACGCTGCGGTGCTTCGCGAGATACTGGATCGTCGGAATTCGCACAGCAAGAGAACCGGCGCTCGCGCCTGTTTCCGTCTTTGCGTTTCTGCACCAGGTGTAGCGAGTAGTCCAAGAGATTGCAGCGGACATCTTGCCCTTTTGCATCGCGCTCATCGAGACGTTGTTGCAGAGCATGTACGCCTCGATCGTGTCTGCAGCGTCGGCGGGGTAGTTGTCGCCTGGCGACACTAGTGCGCCCTCGGTAATCATCTGATCGTGCTCGTATGGCCAGTTAATGGCAGCGCCGTCGATGCGCTCGATGCACCGCGTCTCGGTGATGTTCGACTGCCCATCGATGCCGGTGATCTGCATCTGTCCGGTGAGTTCGTAGGCTCTGTAGCTTGCCGTTGTGATCATCCGAAAATCCCCCGTAGTGCGTCACTAATCATCGTCGGTACGTTCATCACGACGGCTTCTGCGTAGTTGCCGATACCACTGTTGTCTTTGTTGCGAGCTTCCGCTGCTTTAAGATCCGGCATGTATGCCTGTGCTGCTGAGTCACTCGGCGCGCTTGCCATGTCCGCGAGGATGTTGGCTTCTTCAAGTGACTTGCCGCCAAGAATGGCGCCATACTTTGCAGTCTGCGCTTTTGTTTCGTTCATCATTGACGAAGCCCAACCCTCAGCTGCACCGGCTCGGCCTTGCGAGTCTGCACCGGCAGCCCAAAACGTATCCCAGAATCCCGTCGCGTTGGCTGCGTTGGCGTTCATGCGGCCGCTGGCATCCGCGAGCCGTCGCGCAAGCGGTTCGACCACACCGATGGAATCGCGTACCGATTTTCCGCTACTGTCAAACTCGGCTATCGCGTTTTTCGCGCGATTCGCGCTCTCTGCCATCGATGTGAGCAGTTTGTCCGCAATCATGAACGGAGCCGCGAGTACCGCCGCGCTCAGCATTGCGCCAGATGCAGCCATACCCACGCCGCCGCCTACGCCTGCAAGTCCGCCAAGTTTCCCGATCGGGCCACCTAACGAAGCGCCGCCGATTTGCCCACCAGCTTTCCCGAGTTGGTTCATCCGGTCTTGAATGCGCTTCAGTCCGCGCTCCGCTGCAGTCGGATCGACCACGACGGGAATGTTGTACGCCGATGTTCGCTTAGCCACTGCTCTTCTCCTTGATTACGGCGTTAATGTCATCGACGACAAACTTTTCCCACGTCGATGCAGCTGTAGCGGAAGCACCCGCAAGGATTCTTCTACCAGGACGTAACACGCCTTTGCGGTTGCGAATGCCTTTGCGCCATCCTGGGCCTTTGCCTTTTGGGTTCATCAGTCCCTTGGGATATGCGTGCGATCCTTGCTCTGTGAAAAGGAAGCGCCAACCAGCTCCGCCCGTGCGACGGGTAGCGCTTGGGTCAAAGTGCGCGCCAACGCTTGTAAACACAAGAAAGGAGCCTTTCTTTTTGTAAGTCTTTGTCACCGATATGAGCGACTTCCAAAGGCGCTGTTGCGGTTGATCGCCTCTTGGAACCAGTGGGCGCATCTTCATGACCATGCTGCGCCCCCATTTCCGGCAAGCGCTTTTCAGCACCTTTTTTCCAATATCTGCAGGCAAAGCCTTCAAAGAATCAGTCACTCGTTTCAGCGAAGCAGCATCAGGCTTGAACCTTATGAGCGACTTGCGTTCGAAGAATGTTGAGTTTTGCCGCCTCATGTTGCCAGTTGACTGTTTTGAAAATCACGTTGAGATGAAACGCACCTAACACTGGCGGAGGCTGAATCTTCCAAGCGGCATCGAGCAGCCCCTTCGATGCCGCGCTCAGTCCTGGCCTTCGCGGTACAGCGCCTCGATCAGTGGTATGAGTTCTTGCGCGAGCCGTGCAGGCATCGAGAGCGCTGCGGATGAGTCAGTCCAAATCGTGCCGCCACTTTCGTCGAGCACATGCCGAGCCAGCATGTGAGCATTCGAGAGTGCCGGTGATTTGGCATTGCATTCGAGCGCCTCGATTACGTCGCCAAGGGTCGGGCGGCGAAGGAGAACCACGCTGCCGCACTGCAGCGTGACACGTTCCGGCTTTAAGTTAAGTGCGTCAGAGATACTCATTAGATTGTCACTGCGCCCGTGAATTGAAGTTCGATCGTTGCTTTGACCACGTCACCCGCTGCCGCTGTGACGTTGATCGAATTCACGAAGGCGCTGCCCGTCCAGCTTTCGCCCGTGTTCCAGGTGATTGTGACGGCAACGGCTGCAGTAGCGCTAGACATCTGCGTCGCCATCGTTTGATGGTCACCCTTATCGAAGAAGACTTCGAGCGATGCTGTGGTAGTGATCACGCCGTAGAGGAATTTCGCGTTGCTATCCCCGATCTCAGTGACCTCCATCGTTGCGCGCGAAGAAGTCATCTGCGCGCTTTGCACGGTCACGACGGTCACAGAATTGAATGTCACTGAACTGATTGCGGTTGAATTTGCCATAGTGTTTACTCGTCGTAGAGAAGGTCGAAGGTCACATTCGCGATCATCGGTGCGTGCTCGTCGCCTTCCGACACTTGCACCGCCTCGATGGTGTGTCCGGTGTAGATCGCGGAGAAGAACTCATAGGGGGAGACAGTGCCGCCGCCGAGCGGTCGGATTGCGAGTCGCACCTGTGCAACGATCGCGAGCGCGTCAACAGACGTATCCGCGATGCATGAAACAGTCAGCGACATCTGAAACAGTGGGCCACTGCCAATCGATTGCACTGCGATTGAATCAAGCTCGAACGTAATGGCTGGCAGCACTGTGGACTGCACGCGACTCGCGTGCGTAATCCGTGCGTCAGGCACAAGCGTAAGTCCGCTGTATCCGGTCATCATCACACGGATCGCTTCTTCAAGTGACGCGACGGCCATTAGTCAACCTCCACGCACTGAATGACTGCAAGCCGGTCGGCTTCTTCAAGATTTGTAATTGCCTCGATGCGAAGCGTTTTCCCGCGCACGCTCAACCGATCAATCTCAGTGAGTCCGATGTTCTCGATCGTGTTCCATCGAGCGCGTACTTCAAAGTTCCGGATGACTGCAACGCCGTCGGCGTAAGCGGTTTCGCTCGCGCCTTGATCACGAAGATCGCATCGGAACGAACTACCAGCCGTGTACACATCGTCGCGCCCGCCGAGCGCATCCTGTGCGGTTGCTGCAGTCATGCGCGTAGCCACGAAGCGTAAGCGCCCTGCACCGATCATGAGAACGGCCCCTTCGTGGAGTAGTTCGCAAGCAAGTATTCAAAGCTCTTTGGAAGCACCTGCATCGATGCGACAGTGAGCGCTTCGGGGTTCGCGTACCACGCACCGACGAGCGCCACGATTGCGTGTTGCAAGTCGCCTGGGACTTGCGTGTATCCCGCCACATAGGTAACGAGTGGCTGCGTGGTTTCCTTGAACGGATCCGGCGAATCAAACATCAGCGCCCACATCGGCTGACTCTTATCAATCCAATACTCCGAAGCCGCTAGTGTCTGTGGGTTGCCACTGGTGTCCGTGTAGGTGATCGAGGTGATCGAGACCAGCGGAGCCTCTGTGAGGATCGTGCGCTCCCATGCGCGAAGGTATTGCGTGCGCGTTGCGCTCCGCAGTCGAAGCCCCGTGTATCGCTCGATGTGCGTGCCTGCAGCAACAGCGAGCCGAGAGAGCTCGGCATCGTCGTCGGCTACTTCGACCTTCAAAGCAAGTCGAAGCACATCAATTGAGATCGGGAGTTCGACCATAGCTTGAACCTAAAAAGGGGGGAGAGGGGATTGATGACCCTCTCCCCCCCATTGGGGGAAAAGATGCAGAATCAGCAGGTGATTGCGGCGAATGCTTCAGGCTGCGTAACGCAGCAATCAGTGCGGAGGTAGAAGTACATCGCGACCTGCATGGTTGCAGCGTTGGTGTACGGATCCATCAAGCTGGTGACACCGGTGCGATCGAAGATTTCGAAGTAGTCGAAGTTCCCGACGGCTGCGAATGTATTGCCGTTCACGGTTGCCGTTGGCATGTATTGGTTGATGGCGTATGGAACGCCGTAGAGCGTGCCAGGCACACCGTCGCGGATGTCGCTGTAGTTCTCCGATGCCTTCCAGAGGTACTCGTTACTTGATCCGCTGACTTTGATTTTGCGAGCGACCTTCAGGAAAGTATCCGAGAACACCCATCGGAACTTTGGCGAGTTGCGGTACTGCGGCCCGACAAGATGCACCGTGTCGATGATGTTGTCTCCGGTCACTGTGGTGATTGCAGCAGCTGCGAGATCTGTCACCTGCGTGATCCATGCATTCAAGCCCTTGGGCTGTGAAGATCCTGTACCAGTAAGGTACTGATCCTCAAGCTTCAAGCCGAGCGACGTGCCGCACTTGCGTGCGATGTACGCCTCTGCAGTTCCAATGCCACCGATGCCCATTGAATCCTGCAAGAATTCAACGGATGCAGTCGTAGCACAGACGTACTTGAATGGCGTGATGTTGATCTGCGTGCTAAACGTTGGATCCGATGCTGTGATTGTTCCGGCTTCAGCAACAAGATTGGAAGTTGGCAAAGCGTTTTCCAGTGCGATCTTGCGATCGCTGTCAATCGAGTTGATCACTGCGAGTTGACGCATCACGCTGACCTGTTGGAGCTTCTCAACAATGCGGCGTTCCATATCGACTGGCACTGCGGCGTTTGAAGTTCCCGTTGTCAACGCGCGGAATTCTTGCTGGTTTCCCGTCGCAACTGCGTTCCACCACCGGCGCGAGTAGTCGGCACTCTCGCGAGTGAGCAAGCCACTGCCTGCAGCCAGGCGACTCTCATGCTGTGGAGTTGCGAGCGCTGACTGCTTCGCTGCAGCCTTGCCTTGGCGAACCTCGACTTCCATCGCAGCCTCGATGCGTTGAAGATCTGCCTCCATGCGATCGGCCTTCTCGCGGAGCTCGGCTGCGGCCTTGGTGTCGAAAGTGTGTGTCGGTTGATTTGTTGCAGCTTCCCATCGATCGAGAGTGCTGCGGAGTTCGTGGAGGGCTTCGCCCCGTTGCTGAATCAAAGTCTTCATAGGTCACATCCAAGTTCGGCGACGAAGTGCAATTTGTCGCAGTGCAATTTCTGCTTCGGCAACGTGCCGCAGCGCTGAGTGAGTGTTCGGATATGCAGCGTCTTGCACGATGCTGATCTCCGTTAACCGAGCAGACTGAATTGATCGTTTGTTTCCCGCCCATACATCCTTCTCGACGAAGAACCCGAACGACATCTCGCCGGTCAAGTCGCCGCGCTCCAAGAGCGCGCGCACGTCGCGACCGTCACTGGTGTCAGGTAGCGATGCGTCGAACTTCAAGCCACGCTCATCCTGCGTGAGCTTCAGGGTTCCGGACTTCGTGCGCGCGAGCGGCATGCGTGAGTCGTGGTTGTAGAAGAGCTTCACATCGGCGGTGTCGAGAGCGCCGAACGCTCCGCGCTCAATCTTCTCCGTGAACTTTCGCCCCACCTCGAAGATGTCTCGGCTCTCCGAATCCCATAGCACTGCGTATCCGGTGAGGTTGTTGCCATTCTGAAAACTGCTTGACTGAATGGCGCGAGTACATTCGCTCATGTGAAATCCCCGATCGCGTTTGCGGATGTGTCTGTACCAATGTTCGACGCACCGCCACCCGCGCCCATGTTCAACGCGAGCGTCGGTGCGTCAAGGCCAGCGAGTGGCGGTAAATCAAGGCGTGCGCGCGCCTCGTTGCGTGTGATCACGCCACTCTCTACGCCTGTTCGGAGCGCTGCCATAGTCTCGGCAAGACTCGGCTTTGTAAGTTGATCGAGATCCCAAACCATCACGTCGCCTGGCGATCCAAGCTTCGCAACGATCTCGGCTTGCCAAGTCGCGCACCAGTGCGCGATGCAGCCGTCTACATACATTCGCGAAAGCCATTCCATCGTGCCATAGGCACTGGAAGCATGCTCCGAGAGATAGGACACCGGCACGCCGTAGAGTCGTGAGACATCCGCGATGGAGTAGCGTCGGGCTTCTGCAAGCCCTGTATCGTCGAGCGTGGAACTGATTCGCTCGACCTTCATGCCCTCAGCCAAAACTACTGGCTTGCCGGTGTTGATCGTTCCGGCGTGGTTGTTCGCGTAGTCCTGCATGATCCGCTGTCGAGCTTCAGGCGACAGTGGGCCAGGGTGAATCAGCGCTACCTTTGGATTCGCGGCGTTGCGGTACGCCTCTAGAGCCATGTTCTCCTGAGCAGCCATGATGCTCATCGAGACACTGCATAGCCGGATAGGGGACTCACCCCATAGCCCGTTGTAGCCTGGCGTGCGGAGGTGCAGCACTGATGACAGTGGAAGCGTGCCGTAGCTCGACGTTTTGTACACGGGGTCAGCCCCCGTCAGATCGAGCGTCACACTCTCGGGATCAAGGGGGAGCAGCTCCAAGAACTCACCGCCGCGCGTGCGGTTGATCAACGCAAAGGCGTTGCCGTAGAGCAGCGCCTGCATCGTCATCGAGCGCCGGAACTCGAATGCGCTCTGCCATCGGTTCGGATATTTCCACAGCGCCTCGGCTGAAGCGCTCGATACCTCTGAACTCACGCGCGCGATGTCGTTAGAGATCAGCGTCGTAGCGCGCCACACTGGCGTGTATCGCAGCGCTGATGTGCCGGACAAAATAGGCACAGCCGTGTTACCCATCGTCATGATCGTTGAAGACCATGGGGCAAACCAATTTG